TCATATGGCTTGCCCCCAGCGGACTATTCGTTCTTCCAGTAGTTGTCTTATGTGTCGCCGCAGGTCGTAGGTGTTTTTGCCCTTGGCGCGGTAGTGGTCCTCGATGACGTCGAAGAAGGGCAGGGACTCAAGGGCTTTCCACGCCTGGCAGGCGGACAAGCGGTGGCGGGCGGCGCAGCTGATGAAGTTGCCGAGCAGCAGTTCCACGTTCTTCCCTGAGAAGCCCGAGGCCGTTTTGTGGTACCGCTTGTACTTCACCGGTTGCGGGTCCAAGGGCAGGGCCTGACGGCTTACCACGGTCCAGAACGGGTCATACAGGCCCGGACGGCGGAGGTAGCGGTAAGCGTCGCAGCCGTAGCGCCACAGGGCGTCCAGGTGATCATGGAGGCTGGCATAGTCGTGGAAATCGACCACGGCCCCGGTCTGGTAATCGACAGAGCCTTGCGAGAATTGCTCGACGATGGAGTGGTGGAACCGAAACTCGATCCGGAACACCTGGCGTTCTTCCTGATAGCCGTCGGCCTGGCTCCACACGCTGCGCCAGTAATCCAGCTTGTCCTTGGCGATGGCTTCCTTGGTCTTGTCATAGACGGCCAACTGGATACCGGAAGGGGAACCGAACAGCCAGGACTCCCCACGGCCATAGGTCGCGCTTGATGAGGCCCATTCGATGCTGTCCACGCCGTCATACTGCCGGACTCGCCGGGATCGGCAGTGTAGGTGCGGTTGGAAGTCCTGGGGAGGTGCCCAGCCTTGCACGTCCATGGCGATATGAACGGCGGCCTGATGGGCCGTGGCGTGCGTCAGCACCTGGTCAGCCAGGTCATCCATGAGGGTTTGCAGCTCGCGTGGGCTGTGAGCCTGGATGCAGTGGGGTGATACCTCGATTTTGAGGTGGGTACCGATGGCGTCATTCTTGGCGTGGAAGGACTTAATTAGCAGGATTACACCCAAATCGGCGTTCTGCAGGCGGTACTGATATCCGGAGTCCCGCCCGATCCGTCCGGCGGACCAGCGCTTGCCGGCGAAATCGACAATACCCGGTTCCTCGAACAGGGCCAGGATATGCGGTTGCAGCCGTCCCCGGTAAAGCTGGCGCACGGTATCCGTGCCGAAGTGGATGACATTCACCCCGCGCAGGTCGAAGGTATCCCCGGTGCTGTCATCGACAAAGAGTCGGCCCCAGGGGCTTTCCTGCAAATCGTCGTCCAGGGCTATGCAGTGTTTCGGGGCCTTCGCCATGGTTCACCTCTTAATGTGGTCTAGTGTGCTCGATGAAATCGAGTTGTAAGACGTGTTACAGGGACGTCTTTTCGCTGGGGGCGCGGCGCGCCCCGCCAGATGGCACGCCCGAGGCGCCCTCATCCCGCCGTGGCGCGCCGCGCCCGGTGGCATCGCTGTCGTTGCTGGCCAGGTGATTGAATACGCCATCCTTAAGCGCCTTGAGGCACATGGCATGCGGCATGTCGGCAATGCGGGTGCCCTGCTGGGTGTAACACCGGCAATCGCTCTGGTCGTTCTCGAAGGCCATGCAACCGTGGATCACCGGGGCCGTGGTGGGCTGGCGCGCGATGTCGTTATAGAGGGGGGCGGTGTAGGGCAGGCCGGCAATGTCCGGTGTCACCAGGTCAGACCAGGAGGCCGGTACCGCCGCCACATACCGGCCAATCCCGCTTGCCGGGTTTGCTGTAGGCCCTGTGGCAGGCATCGACTGTTCCGCCACGGGGCCTTCCCCGGTGATGACGCTGGTGTCGTCACTGATGCCCAGGCCGGTCACGAACCGGTACACGAAGAACACCACCAGGCAGGCCAGCAGCCCGACGATGTAGACCAGCTTGGGTAACCGGAATTTGTGGGTGTGGATCTCCGCACTCTTGTAGAGGTGCCACACCCGTTTAGGCAGTTTCTTTTTCTTCTGGATGCAGGACGCCAGGTCGGTGCGGCTGGCCGGGTTCACATAGCCGGATCCCGAGTGGTACTCGATGACGAAAGGCGCGCCGAAGGGCCGGGAGTAGTGGAATTGTTCGTTGCAGATCTTCCGGGCATGGGTGTCCAGTAAGGACGGATCCTGGCTGATGAAGATAATGTCCCAGCCGTGATGCCGGTGGGTCTCCAGGGCGGTGAGCCCACCTGGTACCGGCTTACTGGAGGGGCGCACCGGCCAGATTTGCTGTGCCTCGTCCACCAACAGCACCGCTCCATCCGGCAGCTGCTCGGGCCAGTTCTCGGTCTCACTGTCGGTGAGTTCGTGCCATTCCACCGCCAGATCCCGAATGCCCCGGTAGTAGACGGGGCGGCGGGTTTCGCTGCCTTCCACGGCAAAACGTTTGTCATGGAGCACAAAATCAATGGCGTGGCTGGTCTTGCCACAGCCCGGCTTGCCGGTAATCAGCCAGAACATTTATCCGTCTCCCCCCATACCGAAACCAAAGCGCTTATAGGCGCCATACAGCGTTTTCATGCTGATCACGCCCACATAGGCGGAAATCACCAGGCTGAAGAACACGTCAAAACCGGCCAGGGTGATCAGCGACGCCACATCCCCGGCGACGCCGCCGAAGTGGCTGGTGACCTTGTTCAGCAGGGCGTTAATGCCGGACTGCACCCCGGTCAGAGAAATGACACCGATCCCCAGGGCCAGCAGTACCCGGCTGGTGAGCGGGCCAATGATTTGGGCCAGAAAAACCGCAATGGGGGCGAGAAACGCGGGCATGGCAGCACTCCATCCGTTGTCAGTTATCGGAAAAACGTTCCAGGACGATCAGCGCGGCCACCAGCCAGCCGAGGGCTTGCACCAGGGGATTGATGGTGGTGGCCAGTTTGCACAGGAAGGTCATCGGGATGGTGAGGGTGCCGAACCGGCCCAAGTCCACTTTCAGATCGGATGGGCAGGAGGCCGAGCCGCCCAGGCCCGCGCCGCTGTCGTCCAGGTCGGACAGCCGGTCGCTGATATCGATTTCCTGCTCGCGGACGGTGTTTTTTTCACTGTCGGTCAGCAGGCTATCCCCGGCCAAGTACTCGTCCGTGCCGGCGACATCCTCTTTCCAGAGCTTGTCACGGCAGTTGAGATACCAAGTGTGCAGCACGATGGCACACTGAACGCCGTCTTGGTCATCGGTGCACTCCGGGGCTTCCTGTCCATCGACGTTGCAAGTGCCGGACCCGATGCCATCGCTTCCGCCGTCTCCGTCGCCATCGCCTTGGTCACCGTCACCATCGCCGTTCCCATCACCATCGCCACCGGAGTCACCGCCGCCACCATTGCCGCCGCCGTTGTCTCCCCCTCCATTATCGCCGCCGTTATCGCCATCCCCGTCGCCATCATTGCCGCCACCGCCATCACCGCCGCAGTGCCAGCCGCAGCCGGGCCCCCAATGGCCATCATCACCGGCGTTACAATAAGAACTGCCGTTCCAGCCGCCGTTTTCATCGCAGTAGACCTCCGGCTCTTCGGGCTCCTCCGGCTCTTCTGGGTCGTCGGGATCTTCCGGATCATCGGGGCCGCCCGGATCCGTGGGATCGTCCGGATCGCCGTCGTCCTCGCCCGGCATCCGGCAATAACGCACCCCGTCCACCACGACTTCATTCGGGCAGTCACCGGCTGGGGTCGCGCAGTACCGGTTTAACCCGGAATCGTGATAGCAGCCCTCAGCATCGGTGTAGTCGTCGAAAGGGCGATCCGAGGCACCGTCGGACTCGTCGCAGTATTCGCCGGTGCTGATGTAGTCCGCCCGGCAGCCTTTCAGGGAACCGTCGTCGTTGTAAACACAGATCCGTTTCGTCGGATCCTGGAACTGGCAGCTTTGATAACAGACCGAGCCCAAGCGGCTGGCGGTGTTTAAAGGTTTGGACTCGCCTTGCGGGATATCACATTCAGTCCGAATAGGGGGGTAACACGCGCCGGTAAAGGGGTAATCCCATTCCCATGGTCCAAGGTCATAATCAAGCTTGTCCGCAAAATACCGCGCCTCAGAAGCAGGATCACAGTGATCGAAGTAGTAAACATTCAGGTCACGGTCCCTGCTACAAATGCGGTTGTTGGTCGATTCCGCCCCAATCTCCCGAGCCACGTTCAGACACTCACGGTTTCCAGCATCCGTATAAGGAAACGTTTTTCGAGTCGGGTCCGTGTGGGGTTTGCTGACATCGGGATACCCGCTTCGCGTTAGCTGAGCTTGAGCCGGGCTGAACAGGGCCGTTACTCCCATCAATACCACGCTCATCACCAGCAACAGCGGCACCGCCTTACCACCTGTGCCCAGCCGATCACTCATGATTGAAACAGCATGTACATGGCGGACAGGCTGACGCACAAGTAGAGCCACGGCCCTATATCCCATTCGGTTCCCATGGTGCGGTCCTCTTTTTTGCTTTTCAGAATGACCCGTTGCCCGGCTCACTCTGAAAAGCAAAGCGCCGATATTGAAAAGGGGGCCCGAAGGCCCCGGTGGCGTTAGCGCACGGCGCGGCGCAGCAGGAAGAACGCCAGGATCAGCCCCAGGAACGAAATGACCGCGAGGCCGATTTCGGTGGCGCTGCCTTGGTTGTCGTTGATCTCCTGCGTGACACCGCTGACATCGATGGCCGCGTGCGCGGTGGTGGTACCGAGCGCGGCGCCGCCGGCGATACCGCCGCTGATCAGACCGGTGCGGCCCACACGGACCAGAGTGGCACCGCCCCCACGGCGGTGTTTTTGCATTGCGCGTTTCATAGCACATTCCTTCTTTCAGGTGGTTTAGGGTTTGTCGTACCGGTGCCTAGTCGGTGTTGGTCTTGATGTACCAAGCCAGCGTCCGCAGGCACCACACCGTGGCGTACAGACCCGCCACGGCGCCGAGGATGGCGTTCGCCTCCCCGTAGGTGAGCGCCGGTAATCCGAAGGGGCCAACGCTCGCCATTTCCAGTGTGCCCAGGCAATACACGGCGCCGTCCTGCGCCTGTTGCCATTGCCCGCTGCACACGATCATTTCCATGGTGTTCCCCGGCTAGCCGTTACTTGCTGTCGGCCTTAGCCGTGCCGGTGGTCTTAGTGGCTTGAGAGGCCGGGGGCGTGGTTTGGGGCACCACGCCGATCAGGTAAGGCTGGCTTTTGCCGCCGCCGGCTTTTTTGAGTTGGGCGATGAAGTGCACGTCCTGGCCGGGTTGGAAGTCGGCCGCGATCTGGTCGAAGACGGCGGGCTCGGCGCCCATTTTGGTGACTTCGTAGCCCCGGCAATCGTTCGCGGCATCGCCCACGGGCATTTGCCCGGTGTGGACGGAACAGAAGGTGCGGCCTTCAATATTCATGCGGTTGATACCGAGGACGGTGAGGGTCATTTCAAATTGCATGGTCGGTTCCCCTTTTCTCGTTTCAGTTTTGGTTTCGTACTTCGGTGGATTGGCGGTGTGTGTCGCGTGGTGTGTTCGGTCTGGCAAACGCCAGGTGTTTTCCAGGCTGTTGCCAGATCGAACACACCCGCTCTAATGCAGGAGTGCGGCCCATCCCATCAGCACAATCACCAGTAAATCGCCCGCCACGACAGCCCAGAACGCGGGCGTTTTTAGCCATCCCAACCAACTCGTACCGTCCAAGAAAAACTGACATTGCGCTTCCAGAATGGCCGCAAAAAGCACCAGCATCGAGGCGACGAAAATCCCCACGTTCAGCCATGCCAGCCAATTCCAATCGCTCATGACGCCCTCCCATTGGCCAGGGCCACCAAGCCCAGGTCCCGCAGGATGGCGCGGGCGTCCGTGATGGGGCCTCGGGCCCGGCGGCACAGGTGGCGCGCCTGGCGTTCGTCCTTGGCGAAGCCGATAACGCGCCAGGGGGCGTACAGGTGCCGGGGTTTCTCGCCGGGGTGCCAGCGGCGTTCCGCGACGAACAAGCCAGGCCGCAGGCGGCGGGTTCGGTACAGTCCGCACTCACTCCGGCTTTCCGGCGTGGAGGCGTTGGCGTTATGGTGAAACCGCATGAGGCTTCCCCTGCCGGGCCAGGGCTAGGATGTCCTGGCAAAAGCGTTCGTGTTCCGGGCCGGTAATCAGGTCGCGCCAAAACAAGGCGCTGACGTAACCCAGGCAGCGCGCCTTGGCGGCGAAGACCATTTCCATAACCCACTGCTTACTGATCGCGTTTTCCAGGTCGTGTAAGGCGCCAAGCAGGGGCTGTTCATCGTGTTGTTTTGCCCATTCCTTTACATGCATGGTTAATCCCCAATCAAAAAAGCCGTGTGCGTCCCCAGGGGGACCGGGCTCTATTCACTAAGTCAGCCGTGCGGGTCATCGGGGATGGCCCACAGGGCGGACCAAGTTCACCGGTACGCGGTACCGGCCTGTCGGTAACGATCCCTCGCACCTCCGGGCCAAGGCCCTCCGCGCTCCGCTTGGCAACACCCTTCAATCCGCGAAGGGATCTTCGAAATCGTCGTCATCGTCATAGTGACGTTCGTTGCTGTCGCCGGTGTCGCCATGCTCCGGCGCATCGAAGCAGCCGTAACAAATGTTCTCCTCCTCGGACATCATGGAATCCGGGAAAAAATCACCGCACTCCTCACACAAAAAGCGGCCCCAACGGCTCATAAGCGGACCTCAAACAGAAAAGAGGAAAGGCGCCGACAAGTCGGGAAAGGCGCTGTTCTTGACGGGCAAAACCGCTCTCTCGGAATCAGGATCAAGAGCGGGGGGCTGACCCGCTCCCTCACCGTCCCCCTCGATCTGGTGCGAACGGTGCGGTATGGATTAGCAGGCGCAAGGCCAAGCGCGAGCGTCGCCAGGGCGAGCCTTGCGCCTGCTAATCCATACCGCCCCAAGAGTTCGCGATCGAGGATGACGGTGACGGAGCGGGACAGCGGGGCGGCCCGTGGGGCGGTGCCCAGGACGGCAAAAGCGGCGGCCTGGCGGTCAGAAACGATAGGTGCGGGAGTAGGGCGGGGCGGCGCCATCGCAGACGTACTCATAGCACCCCCTGAAACAAGGACAGTTGCGGGGAGTGGTTGCGGGCGGCGCCGTAAACAAAGGCTTTGGCGGCGTCGGCGCGGTCAGCGGGGAACTCGGCGTAATCCACAACGCCCACAGCATTACGAGCGTGGACACGGAGCGTTTCTCCGGTTGAAACGATGATGCCGAGGAGGCGAATACCGGCCCGGCGCAGCAGGGAGATTTGAGCGATGCTCAGGGAAACGGCCTTGTCGGCTATGCGTTGATAGCGGTAGCGGCGGCCCCGGCGTTTGTAGGTGGCGCAAATCACAGGAATACCCTCACCCAGTAGTCCACGGCGCAGGAACAGGCTTTAACCGGATCGTCGAAGGTCTTTTCCACCTGGAAAGTGGGTTCGCCGTCGAACAGGCCTTCCACCTTGACCACGGTTTGGCCGCTGTCTCGATCATGGGTGGTGGTGCAGATCAGTTGCCGCTGGCGGTGAGTGCTGGTGCGCTTGCTCATACCTCGCTCTCCCGCAGCTGCTCGACCAACAGAACGACGTTTATCATGCGGCGACGACCGACTTTTACCGTCGGCAGATAGCCTTTATCCACCCACCCCCGGACCACATCCGGCTCCTGCCGAATCCACTCCGCAAACTCGCTCCAGGCCATCATCGGCGGCCACTCCGGCCGGTTGCTGATGGCGTCCCCCAATTCCGGTATCATCACTGTGTACCACTCTGTTATTGGTTTGACTTAAGCCATTTTAGCTAAACAATAATGCTTAAGCCATATTGGCTTAGACTTTTTATAGACTTTTTCGGAATGATCAAAGAGCGGCTTATAGCCATCATTAAGTGGAAAGGGATTAAGAACCCTGAGTTAGAAGAACTGACGGGGATCAGCCGCTATACATGGCAAAACATCCGAAACAAGCCGGATCGGGCCATCAAAGAAGAAGAAATCGAAGCTATAGCAGCGCTTTATCCTGAATACAGGCTCTGGTTAATCAGTGGAGAGGTCGCGCCTGAGATTGGGCAGACCAGCCCTGAATATGACGAAGCAAACGCGACGCTTAAGCAACGAGGAGAGGGATAGAGCTTACGCAGAGAGCCGCTAAAGCCTGGTTCAAGAAAAGGGGGGAATAACAACAAGACGAGCTGGGTCACGTTTGCAGGAGCGCAAACTTAAACCATACAAAAGGGGGGAAGTGCATGAAATGCACAATCATATCTGCCGTCTTCATTGCCGGTCTGATCCACGCTGTAAGTAATACCGCTTGGGCGGATAGTGGATTGGAGTACCGGATCGCTAAGTACAAACCTATCTGTAGTGACTACGAGCGCGCAAAGCGCTACGCCGAGTGCCACAAGCCACCTGGCAGTTATAAACACGCCTACGAAATGGCCGGCAAGGCCCGTGAAAGTGCATTGGCGCAAGGTCGAAAGCTGATCAAGATGCGTAAAGGCACGGATCGCGCCTTGGAGAACCGCGGTAAGCGCCTCCGTGTATACCGCTAA